TTGGGCTTCAAATCGCGTTATACGACTGATCATGGCCTGGAGTAACCGTTTCCACAAGGTGACCATGGTAGGCCACCAAGTTTCCGGGTCTACCCCCACCATCCCTGGTCCAACGGCAGTGAGCCACGCCGATAAAGGCATGGCCCACACGCCGCCAGGGCGGTGCAAGTACGCCGATAAACGACCGATCCGATTATTCAAGGCAAAGCCCAGCTGAAGCTGAGCTAAGACTCGATAACCGGCGCCGGCGAATCGTGCTACGGACGACAACCGAAGTACCCCATACTTCAGTTGTTTCTTCACCAATTCTTCTAAAGTCCCTAAATGGCATAACGCCACCAGGGCCTCATCGAGAGATATCGGTGAGCAGTCCGTCCCGTTGATGTAAGTTCGCTTAGCGAACTCAAGAGATCTAGTATGCGAGACCAAACTTTTGGCTAAGCCGATCTCAACACCTATCACCTCCATTATCTTCAGGTATTCGGCGGCGACGGCTTTGTCAGCGATGACAATATCGTCTCCAAGTACCGCGTACCATTCGAACCACCCTCTTACAGAGGTCACCCTCCACGCAGCAAGTTGAACTATCGCATGATGCGTTACCGCAAGCATTGCCCAAGAGGACAATGCTCCCATAGGCTGACCTACGGCGTAACGGACCCACTCCTTACCAACATTATAGCTTCTGGCTATACGAGGTAACTTGTAGGCCCGCCCAACCAATAGATCAACCCATAGTTGCGATAACTCAGTCCCCATCACTTGCTCTAAGATCATCCGTTGAAGTGAAATTGGCAACCGGTCGGTTGCCGCTGACAAATCGTAGGATGCTACGAACGTTTTACCTGTCTCATTCATTCTCTTGATCAATCGCTCAATTGGAGCAATTTGATCGAAGGTCCCGTCTGTACAGATCGGTCGCAGTCTATCGAAGAGCACCTTGTGTAAGGGGTACATCAAGGTTTGCGTGAGGACGTCCACCATGGCAAACACTCGGATCTTTCCGGGTTCAAACTTAAAACCTAACTTACCTAGGGCCGTTACCGGCCACCAGGTCTGAAAAAGACTGGACGTAATAGGTAGCCCCCGTGAGTTCAAAAACTGCACAGGGGTCACTTTTGATCCTTTCTTCTCCTTCAGAGATTCTTCAATCCTTTTTACAAAGGGCTTGAGTCCCCAAATTAGC